ACAAAAACCGGGACACGGCGAAAAAGGCCTTCAACCGTGCCCTCATCAGGCTCAGAAATGACGGAATTGTGCGGGTTTGGGAGCAATGGGCATGGATCACATACGAGCTGCCCTCATGACCGGGACAAAGCCGGGACAATCGGCGGGACAGCAGCCGGGACACCGGGACACCCGGGACATGGGTCTTTAGACCCTGTCACGTGTCCCACGTCCCGGCAGTCGGTTTTTGCGAGCGACACGCACGAGAGGTCGAAAACGACGCGTTACGCGTGTCGAACGCGGGCCTCCTGAAAATGGCGAGCGCTGCACCCACACTGCAGAGGTTCATCACCGGCAACTGGCGTCGATTTAGATAGGCGCCGAACTGCCTCGGCCAGCCGCCACGGAAAGCGTACGGAAAAGCGGGTGCTGAAATGCCTCGTCGCCGGCGGGCTTACGCTTTCCGAATGTCCGCCGCGTAAGTCTTGATGCCATCGATCGGGTCGGCGTTATCCGCACCTCGCAGCGCGTAGCCGAAGGCCTCCTCCGCCCGCGCGATTTCATCTTCGGAGTACGTCGTCTCCTCGCCGCAGCCAGGACAGGCGAACGGCTCGCGGATGCTGTCGAAGGCGATCTCGAAAGGCTGCCGGCAAGCGCAGCAGGTCAGTTTCACGACGGCGCTGTGTGGGGTCTTCATGGGCCTGGATTACCACAGCGAGCGAGGCCCTTCCACGCTTCCGGCTGCCGCAAGGGGGCATTTTCAGTGAACGTATAACCGCGTCTCAACGCGCGATATGATCCGCCTGCCCGCCTAATGCGGCCAGGAGAGCCCGATGTTTTGCGATCGCCACGGCCGTCCGGATCCCAACGGTGATTACGAGATCGTCAACGGCACGATCTGTGTCCGTGATGGCCGTCCCATCACCTTCTCCAGGATGTTCTTCGACAGCGCCGCAATGCCCATCGCCGACGGCAAGCCGTCATCCCCCGGATCGATCGACGAAGCTCTGCGCGAGCGATTTGCCACCATGGCGAAGACCAGCGGAACAACTGTGGCGGAAATGCTCGCGACCATGTCCCAGCAGGACATCGAAAAGGCCGCTTCCGAAGTCGCAGTGGCGTTTGTGAGCGCGCAGGCAGGTAACGGCGTCGCCGCGACCTTCGCAAAGGATGCTGCTGTGTCGCTGAGTGACGCCGAGCGAAGCATGATCATCGCGAAGGCTCGCAACGATCACGATCTCTGCCACGGTTACTTGCGCTCCCCACCCGCTTTCACCGCAGCCGATGCAGCCAAAGCTGTCTGTGCCGCGATCAAGCAAAAGGCGGGTGCAAGAGCCTTTCTCGACGAGCAGGCGGTGATCAGCACCACCCTAAAGGCTCGTCAGGACGAAGCCTACGCAGCCTCGAAGCAAGCGCTGCGGGACGCGCATCGCCAGCGGTAACCGAGATCCAGCCCCTCCTCCCGAGGTGAACCCATGCCCAAGTCATTCGAAGAGCGCTGCCAGGCAGCCATCCAGCCAAGCTCAAGGGGTCCGGACGTCCGCTCGGTCCTCGTCGACCTCGAGAACCGCGTCGTCGAACTGACCGCCAAAGCCCAGGGACTCCGTGCACTTTCGCTGGACCCGGAAACGGCGCCGGCCGCAGCGCTGTCGGCGCGCCACGAAGAAGCCGACGCGACATTCGCGATCGAGCGCCTCGAAGCGTTCAAGCCGCGGCTCGAGGAGCGACTCAGCCAGATCGAGGAAAACGACCGCAAGCGGGCGGAGGATGAAGGGCGCTCGCAGCTTGTCGCGCGGACGAGTGCGCTTGCGGATCGGTTGCGCGACCGCTGGCCCGTGCTGATCGGCGAGCTGATCGAGATTCTTGGCGAGCTCGAGGAGAATTCGGAGGCGGTCGAACGCGCCAATCGGGGCACGGCGCAGCATGCGCGAATCGTCTGCGCCGAGTTCCAGGCTCGCGGCGTCGAGGGCCCAGTCTGGCCCAACCTTGGCGGCTGGGTCGAGCGCCTGTTCAACATGCGGATTCCGGAACTGACAGGACCGCGGGTCGCCTGGCCGATCGACAAGCATCAGATTGCCATGGCGAAGGTCATGGCCGACGAGCATGCTCAAATATTAGCGGCACAGGCAGCGCGAACCCCTGCAGCAATCGCGGCCGCCAAGCGTCGCGAAGAAGCGCGTTGGACCCGCTACAGGGTCAGCCAGAAGCCTTACCGTGGCCACATGGTCACCGGAATCGGTCACCGCGAAGGCACTTCCAGCGTCGCGCAAGATCCTGTGACCCTTTGGATGCACGCCGGGCAGCGGGCGAAGGCCGAGGAGATGGGGCTGCACGTTGAGCCTCTCGAAAAGGTGCAAGCACGATGAGCTTTGCCCGCTCCCTGAATGGCGGGCAGAGGAGCGAGGACGCCACACCTCGCGCGCCGGCGGGAGCGTTACGGCATTTCGCTTCCGTCGGCGCACCCCTCAAGGGCGGTGCATGTGGCCGCTGAGACCGGCGTCCTGCCAGAGCGCGACGTCGGCGGCCGGCCGTCGAAATACGACCCGGTGCATTGCGACGCGGTCATCGCCTACTGCGCAACAGGCAAGTCGCTGACCGCTTTCGCGAGCTCAATCCGCGTGAGCCGGCGCACGCTGCTTTATTGGGCCGAGCAGCATCCGGAATTCGCTGAGGCGACCCAGATCGCGAAGGCAGCGGCCTGCTCATGGTGGGAAGATCGGGCTCTGGAAATCGGCGCCGGCGAAGGGGGGCCCGGTGCGGCGTCGATGGCGCAATTCGCATTGAAAAACCTCGCCCCCGAGGACTTCTCCGATCGCCGAGAGGTCAGCTATTCCGGCGCCATCAATCATAACTTGACGTACGAGCAGGCACGCGAGGAGGCCCGGCGCCGCGGATTGCCGGAGCGGGTGCTGATCGCCGAGACCGTCGAGCCCGACGACGATGGCGAGCCCGAAGGATGAGGTCCGCCGGCGATCTCGCCGTCCTCGAGGCGCTCGCTGCTGGCGAAGCTCAGCAGAGCTTCTGGGCATTCCGTCAGTTCATGGACCCGGGAATGATCCTCGGTTGGTGGCAGCGGGACGCCGCGGAGCACCTGCAGGAGTTCCACGCCGACCTCCAGGCGGGCAAGCGCCCCAAGCTGATCATCCAGGCGCCACCACAGCACGGGAAGTCGGAGACCATCATCGACTTCGTGGCCTGGTGCTCCGGCCGATCGCCCGACGTCCGAACGATCTATGCGTCTTTCTCGGAGCGGCTCGGGATTCGAGCCAATATGTCGCTGCAGCGAAAGTTCGATCTCGAGCGCTTCCGCAAGGCCTTCCCGCAGCTGCACCTCAACTCGCTAAACGCGGTCACGCAGGCAACGGGCCAAGCGCTTCGGAACCGCGAAATCCTCGAGTTCGTCGACCGCAAGGGCTACTTCCGCAACACGACGGTCGGCGGCGCCGTCACGGGCGAGAGCGCGGACCTGATCATCCTCGACGACCCCCTGAAGGGACGCGAGGAGGCCAATTCCGAGACGGTCCGCAACAAGACGTGGGCCTGGCTGACTGACGACCTTCTCACCCGCGCATCGAGCAACGCCGGGCTGCTCTGCATCCTGACTCGCTGGCATATCGATGACCCTGCGGCGCGGCTGATCAAAAGCGACCCGTCGGTGAAGGTGCTGAGCTATCCCGCAGTCGCGGAGGACGGAGATCAGCGCGGCGTCGTCGATCGTCGGCATCGCCAGGCCGGCGAAGCGCTATTCCCCGAGCTGAAGCCGCTCGACCAGCTCGAGCAGATGCGCAACGTGATGGATCCGGGCTCCTGGGCCAGCCTCTATCAGCAGCGCCCGACCATCGCCGGCGGTAACCTGTTCCATATCGATCAATTCCAGCGTCACCGGCACGGCGAGGAACGGCCGTACAAGCGCCGGATGATCTTCGCCGACACCGCTCAGAAGACCGGCGAGCGCAACGACTATTCGGTGTTTCAGTGCTGGGGCCTTGGCACCGACGGCGCGATCTATCTGATCGACCAGGCCCGCGGGAAGTTCGAGGCGCCGGAGCTCGAAAAGCTCGCGCGGTCCTTCTGGAAGAAGCACCGGAACTGCCGCGATGAGGACGCGGGCTACCTCACGGCGTTCGGCATCGAGGACAAGGTGAGCGGGACTGGGCTGGTGCAGCAGCTCCAGCGCGGCCCGGACAGCATTCCGATTCGGCCCATCAAGCGCCTCACAGACAAGTACTCTCGCGCCATGGACACGCTGCCCAGCGTCGCCGCCGGCCTGGTTTCAATCCCGGCCGATGCGCCCTTCACGACAGATCTGCTCGCCGAACTGGCGGAGTTCCCGGCCGGCACCCATGACGATCAGGTGGACCCGCTGCTCGACGCCGTGGCGGAGCTGCTGCTCGGCAGCGGCTATGACTGGGGCAACATGGACAGCCTCTGTCGCATCATGGGCGGCGGCGAGCACGACGCCTTTCGACAGTATCTCACCGCCAGCGGACGCCCGTTATGGACATTCTGAGGGAGCGCGCCCCCCCCAGTGAGGCCGCCGGCCTCGTCTCAATTCCGAAGTCGATGGGCCAGATCAGCCAGACGCAGATCACCCTCGACAAAGCGCTTGGGGCGATTCCACCGATCGCCCTCGAGGCTGGCCGGCGCGGCGTCCACAGGTTGCCGAACGGTTGGATGCTCGCGGTCGCTCGCGTCACTCGGGCGGGAATGTACCAAGCGTCGGAGGCCGAATTTTGCGGCGCGCCAATGGTCTATCGGCCACCGGAAGAGGTTTTCGCGCAAGCATCGCTCGAAAGCTACGCGGATGCTTGCATAACATTGAAGCACCCGGCTCACTTTCCAAATCACTATCTGCGAGATGACCCGCGGCGAGATGACTGCTCGGTTGGGCGGACGCTCGGAATCGGCGTGCGCGTTGGCAATTTCGTTGAAGTGCCGTTCTTAATCACCGATCCTGTTGCAATTTGGGCCGTTGAGAGCGGCATGTCTGCCGAGCTGAGCGTCGGCCAGCGTCGCGCCTTTTTCTCATGGGAGACCGACCAATTCACGCCAGCAGGCGATCGCTATCGGCATGCGGAAGGAGACATTCGCGTCGACCACATTGCGCTCGTCGAAAGGGGCCGCATGGGCCCGGAGTGCAGGGTCGAGACCGTTAGGCTGAACGGATTGCAGTCATGAGGGCCCCCAACAGCCTTCTCAATCCAATCGATTGCATCGGCGCTAGTCACGTGCCGTGCACTTGGGCAAACCGAAACCGCTTGTTCGAGGACCGCACCATCCTTGCCTGGACCGATGCGACGACGACGCCTGAGGCCGGGCAGACGACACTCATCCGGCTTTGGAAAATCGACGGCGTCACACTGCTGGCAGAGCATGCCGGCCTGATTGGGACCAGCTTCGACATTCCGGTCGCGTCGTTCGGTGCGGAACAAATCGCCATCGTCGAGTTCAAGGCATCACGCACAGATGCGTATGGCACTTTCGAAAGCCTTCAAGGTCATCGGCTCTATGTCCGGGTCGCTGCAGCTGCCAGCAGTGGAGCATTTGCCGGCGTTGGCACGGCGACGTTCGTCAGCGGTGTCGTCAGAGCGGCTGCATTAAGCGCTTCGGGCTCCGCATCAGAAAGCGCCGCTGGCTCGACCGGCACGACAGCCGGAACGCTTCTCGTCGGAAACAGCACGAATGGACTCATTGCAGCCGGCCAAGCTTCCGCAAACGTTCAGGTAGGGACAGCCTTTCAGGCGGTGGCGTCGGGAACAGCCACGACGGTAAAAGTTATTTGCGGCGCCAATAGTACAGCAAATTATCGGATGTGCGTTTATGGTGCTACCAGCGATGCGGCCTGGGGCGGGTCTTTGCTAGGGCGGACCGCAGATCAGTCTGGTATGGCTGATGGCATCGACGCGATTAAGTCGATTCCACTCATCGCTCCAATCAACATTGTAGCAGGCAATTGGTACGCCTTAACGATCCACGCCGACGGCGGCGTTTTCTTCCGCTCACCGAACACGGCTGCGACTGAGCGTTATTTCGCGGATACCTTCGCGGACGGACCGCTATCGAGTGCTCCTGCCAGCCCCGCCCTCAGCTCGTCGGCTGAGCCCGCAATCTGGCTGACGACCTGAGGCGGAGTTTCAAAGAGGACGTCCCCTGGACGATTTATGCCATGTTCCCGAATCGTTCTCATCGGCGTAGCTGCCGGGAATGTCGACCAAGCACGTCCGAACGACCGGTGATCTCGTTCGCTTCCGGTGCGCCCTGCTGGTCGAATGCACCCATTGCAGGAACACCCGGACCTTCAATCCGCGAGAGGCTGTGATGGCGCTCGGCAACTGGCCGCTGGACGGAATATCGAAACGGTTTCGCTGCCGGCGATGCGGGTTCAAGCAGGCGAGGGCGCGAGTGCTCAGCCCCGTCTAAGACGCCTCAGCGTTTCACCGTTGGCCAAGACGAAGGTCTCGTCGTCGATCCGCTCGACTGCATCGCCAGTATCGAGCTTGAACCTTCGAACGTGGCGGATGAAGCGTCGATCCTCGAATTGATAGATGGTTACGTGATCGCCGTTGCCGTCGATCACGGGAATTGCAGTTACCTTGGACAATGGTCCGCACTCCTAAGCGGACGATTCGGCGACGCGCAGTTCTGCCCAGATCGCAACTGCATTCAAGTCGGATGAAGGTTCATCCGTAGTGGCGGGTTGCAAGATCGGAGAGATGGATTTAGGCCTGCTAAAGCTCGGTCCACAGTCGCCGCCTACGGGCGCTGGGAAAGGCCGCGTCATGTCCCGCCAAGACAAGCTCACCCTTCCGAAGGTCGGGGATGGATCGCCGGAGCTCCCGGCGACCGACGACCGGCTGCAAGTCGACCTCAGGCTCAGCTTGGATGAGGTCGCGACAGCGAAGGAAGAGGAGTTGCGCCACAGCGCCCGTAGGCTGCCATCGTCACACGACCTATTGAGACTAGCTTGCAAGATGTATGAGGCCCGCCGAACGCGGGACAAACTGCTCGGTAATGACCTGTTCGGAGAGCCGGCCTGGGATATGCTGCTTGCCCTCTATTGCCTCCCGAAACGCGGCGAGCTGCTTGGGGTTACCTCCCTGTCTCATGCAGCCGAGGTTCCCGCCACAACAGGCCTTCGCTGGCAAAAGTCCCTCATGGCGGACGGGCTGATCGAGCGCGGTCCCGATGAAGTTGACCTGCGCCGGCAAATGGTGCGCCTGACACCCAAGGGTAAAGCGCTCCTAGAGAATTACCTTACGCGCCTGTTCTATTGCGACACGCCGGCGCCTCCGGGTCGATGACGGCCTAAAGCCCGATTTGCATTGCTGTTTAAAGGGTTGCAGCTTCGTCGAATCGACGGGGTGGCAGATGATGAGTGAAAGAGTGGAATGCGATCGCGAGTGTGCGATCCGTGTGTCCCTGAGGCTGGTAACGGAAGCAATGGATCTTCTCGACGCGCATGATGGGCCCCCCGCCGTCAGCGCTCACCTGGCGCTGGCACAACAGGGATTGCGCGAGGCTAGCAATGTCGTGGCGGCCTCGAGCTCGCTCGATAGAGGACCATCAGACGCCTGAGTGGGATGCCTCATCGGAACGTATGAATTGACCGATGTGACTTAAAATCTCGGAGGCCGGGGTTGCGACATTGTCTTGACCCGGTCGGCAGCAGGCTGCGTACTTTCTGAGTATGCCGCGAACCTGAAGGCCGTAGACGAACAGCCGCCGCTTGCCAGTTTCGGTGGAAACTATCTGGAAGATCGGTCCACCTGAGTTGCCGAGCATCGTAGCGCAGTCATTGAGCAGAGCGAGCGGGCGGACGGATGTGATACTGCAGTGAGGATCGATCAGCGGTCCGCGACTAGCAAGATGCAAAGTCGGAAAACCAGCACTGTTCACGATAGCGCCCGAAACCTTCCGCGGGTCCGCATCCACTAACGTTGCGTACCCAAATTTACTCCCGAGGCATTGGTCTAAGCGAAGCAATGCCCAATCGCTGCCTGGTACCTCGTAGGGGTCGTGCCCATCGACGTATCGCTCATAGCCGCCGGACGCGACAGTAGTTGCTGCCGTCTGCACAGGGTGATGGGTAGCTAGGGCTGCCGTAAACCAGACGCGCTGTCCGAGGACAGGACCGTCGTAGCGAATGACGTGCTGCGCGGTAATGGCATAGCACGGCGAGACAATGACCCCGGTGCCCCGGGTCCGGCTCGATTCGATGAGGCCGATTGGATTGTAGATCGCTGCAGACGCTGGGGCAGCTCGGACCCTGTCATCTGGACCAAAGATGGCCGCACTGCTCAATACCGGCTGCGCAGCCGCCAAGAGAAAAGTTAAACTCGCTGACCACCGCATGGACCAACGGATAGAGCCAACTTCGTCGAGCTGCGCTCGCAGAAGCCACCGAAATGGACCGAGTTAGTCGGCCCTGATCAATTTTGTGAAGCATTCCCCGGCCGTCGTCGCCAATCGGCCTGCTGCGTCCGTCACGAGTCGGCTGCCATCCGCGAGCTCGAGCCAATCTCCGTCGCGCTCATCATGATATTGGGTTATGAGGTGAGCGCGGCCGTGATCATCCTTCGATCTGTAGCGTGCAATGGCCATCATCGTACTTCTCCATCGTCACCGATCTGCCACGAGTTTCAGTGACGGATTATCCGCCGCGAATCCTTAATCGTCTTCCACGATCGCGTCCGCCCCGGACGATTCCGCTGATGAGCCTTTGAGCGGACCACCGTTCGCTAGCGTGCTATGGTGACAATGAGTCGATCGCCCTGCTCGGAAAGTCGGGCGCCTGGCTTCGGTGCGGCCCGTCTTTCAACCTCCTGGTTGCGGCGGGCCGTTACTGCTTGTCTTCGGCCTTCCGTCGTCGCGCCTTTTGCTTCGCGAAATGTTTGACAACCTCTTCATGGGTCAGGGTGTTTCCTTCATCGAGCGACCGCATCCCTTCGAGTGTTAGTTCGTAGCGCCGCTCCTCGTCGGCGAGCCATTCATCGAGTGCATGGCGAACGATCCAACTTCGGCTTCGCTCGATTCGATCGGCTATACTGTCTAATCTCGCCACAAGGTCCTCAGGCAGGTTGGCTGTTACCACTCGTCGGCCTTCTGACATGGATGCACCTCTCATCGGTCACCTGCCACAGAGCAGCAGCTGACTGTGTCATAACGCACTGCGTCGCAGATCGGTGCGCGTGCTCTTTCCCAGATCGAGCCGAGACCGGCCATTCTTGCGATAACGGCTAGCTTAGACTGGGCTCAAGGCGCACGGCCGAGCGGTTGGGCGATACAATCGCAATCAGGCTGCGCTTGGCGGCCTTCGCCGACTGGTCGTCACAGACGTGATCGCCGAAGTGGCCTCGGCATGGAGCGCTGTCCCGGTAGTCCGGCGTGTCGATTCCGAGAAGCCTAATCTCCCCGACGTTAGAGCAGCGGATGCTGTCGCCGTCGATCACCCAGGCGGCGGCGCAGAGGATGGGTGCGAGGATCATCGGGCGGTCCATAGCGAGCGTTGGACTTGCCAGCGAATCCGCGCGACGTGGAAGCCGCCGGCCTATGCGCGCGACGCCGGATTTGCTATCCTTCGCCGGCCACGCCGTGAGGCGTCGTGTCCCGATGGATGGAGATGAGCATGGCCAAGATCACCGGCCAGGATCGAGTGACCGCCCGCCTCAGTCGGCTCGCCAGCGAAGCGACGGTTCGGAAGGTCGGCGCCGCGCTATTCGCTGGCGGCCAGCTTATCGAAGCCGAGGCCAAGCACCTCATTACAGAGGGCGCGGTTAGCGGAAAGCACCATATCGCGTCGAAGCCCGGAGAGCCGCCCTCGAACGACACTGGAACCCTTGTCAGCCACATCGAGACGACCCAGCCTGAGCCGTTGAAGGTCGAGGTCAGCAGCAACGCGCCCTACGCCGCCGTTTTAGAATTCGGCGGGAGCAAGATGGCTGAGCGGCCCCACATGCGGCCCGCGACCGACCGGAAGCGCCAGGAGGTCGTCGAGCTCGTGCGGAACGCCGTCAACGAAGCCATCGGAGGGCGCTGACATGGCCGTCGAAGCTGACAAAGTCGTCACCGAACTGGTCGCGCAAACGGACAAGTTCAACGCCGACATCAAGGTTGCCGCTAACACCTACCAAGCCAGCATGGGCCAGATGGAGAATGCGGCCGGCGGCGCCGAAAAGGCGACCGGCAAGCTGTCCCTCGCCGCAAACAACAACCGCGTGGCGATGCTCGAGCTGCAGCACGTCGTGCGCGGTTCGACGGACCAGTTCGCGGCCGGCGCCCCGCTCACTCAGATTTTCGCTCAGCACGTCGCTTCGGTCGGCGAAGCGGCGGCGCTCGCGGGCGGAAGCATGGGCAAGTTTGGCGCTTTCCTCGCAGGGCCTTGGGGACTCGCTGCAACGGCGGCCGTCGGGATCATCACGACCTTGATCGCGAAGTATCACGCCGAAAGCGACAGCGTCGAGGATCTGATCGGCAAGCTCCGCGAGCATTTCGAGAAGACGCAAAACAGCGAAGAGGCAGATCGACAGTGGGCTCAGACGATCGACGGCCTGATCGAGAAGCAGGAGAAACTGAACGAGGTCCTGGCGAAGCGGGTTGGGCCTAGCGCGCAGGGTCAGAGCTTCATCGACATCGACACTACCGAGAAGAGCCTCAAGAAATTTCAGGAGGATCTGGACAAGATCACGAAGGTCCAGCTTCCGCAGGCGAACAAGGCGCTTGCAACCGCCAAGGCATTGCCGACCCTCGGCGGCGATCCGCAGGAAAACGCCGCCCTTGCGATTGCCCGCAACAACGCAATCTCGGAAGCGCAGGGAAAGATCGATCAGCTCAACCGGCGGGTGGATCAGCTCAACAAGCAGATCGCCGCGGCTCAACAGGCGGTCACGAACGGTCAGCTGGCGCTCGCCAATTCGGCTGCCGACGCCAGCGCCGACGCGACCGCGGCGATTGAAAGCCAAAAAACGGCGCTACTCGACCTGCTGAATGCCGCCGTCCAAGCGAAGAAGATCAATGTCGACGTCGCTCAACAGGCGCGGACAGCGATCGATCAGTATGCCGAGGCCCTGTCCAAAGCCGCGACGGCTGGCGTAACTTTCGACGCAAACCGTTTCGATCAGCAGGTCGCCAGCATGGCGAACAAGCTGGCCAAAGGCAAAGGAGACGTCGACGCCTTTACGAAGGCGCTCGATGCACAGACCCGCGCGCTCGAGCGGGATACCAAGGCAGCGCAAGATCGGAAAAAGGTCGATCCGGTCAGTCAGTTCAAACGAGATGTGATTGGAGCCGAAGGAACCGGAGCCAACGCGGCGGGGTCGTCTGCATATGGCCTTGGGCAGTTCATGCCGGGCACCTGGCTGAGCTATTTCAAGCGCACCTATCCTTCACAAGCGTCGGGGATGAACAACCCCGACATTCTAGCCCTGCGCGACAAGCCGAGGGTCGCCAGCGCGATCATCGACGCGGCCACCGACGACTACATCAAGGTGCTGAAGGCCGCGGGTCAGAGCATCACCGAGGCCAATCTCTACACCGTGCATGTCCTCGGCGAGCCGGCGGCTAAGAAGTTCTTCGCGGCCTCGGATAGCGCTTCGGCTCGCTCTGTCGTCGGTAGCAACGTCGCGAGCGTCAATGGCAACATCTTCACGGGCACCGTCGCCCAGGCGAAGGCGGAGCTCGCCAAGCGCATCGAAGACAGCTCTCCGGCAATCTCGCAGGGCGCCGCCGAACTGGCGCAATTGCAGCAGCAGGAGGTCGAACAAGCCCGCCAGTATGCGGACAAGATGTCCGGTCTCGACGATCAGGTCCTCGAAGCCCGCAAGACGCTTGGGCTCTCGGCTCAAGAGACGGCCGATATCGAAACCGCAGCCGTCAAGCTGTCTCACGATCGGTACGAGGCCAACGCCAAAGAGCTCGAAAAGGAGGGCAAGCTCGGCGGCAACCTGGGCGAACTGCTCGCGAAGAACGACGCCGTGGAGCAGGCCAGGCTCAAGGTCGTGCAAAGCCGCCTCTCGCTCGCGCAGGCGGCGGAGCGCCGGGAAGCCGCCGACAAAGCTGCGGCGACGGCCGAGGCACAAATCAACGCCGAGCAGGACCTGTTGCGATCCTCCGAGCAGCTGGTCACCTCGACAAGAGAGCGCCGCGCCATCGAGGACCGGCTGATCGCGCTTCAATTCGAGGAAGAGCGAACGGCACTCGAGCGGCAGATCGCGCGCGCGGATGAACTGCAGGCGATCGCCGCGACATCGAAGAATGCGGAAGCCATCAAGGCAGCGAGCGATGCGGAGGCCGCCGCCGCGATCGCCCGGGCGAAACTGAAGAACCTTCCGCAGCAGGAGGCCAACACCCTCGCTGCCAACGCGCAGCAAAATGCGTCACCGCTGCAGGCGTTTTTCGGTGACGTTCGCAAGCAGGCGGGCGATGTCAACGATGCCCTGGAGACCATCGCGGCGAATGGCCTGCAGAACGTCGTGGACGGCCTCTCGCAAGCCGCGGCAGGATTTCAATCGCTTGGCGACGTCGGCCGCTCGGTCCTTCAGACCCTCACCGCAGCTCTGGTAAAGCTCGCTCTTCAGGAGATCATCGCGCACACGATCGGTCGAGCGGCAAGCGCGGCGTCAGGGGCCGCCTCGATCGCTCAAGCGACTGCCGTTGGCGCGGCGATCAGCGCAGCGATGGCAGGCCCGGCTGCTCTCATGTCGCTGGCGACCAGTGGTGCGAACAGCATTGGCGCTCAGGCTGGCATCGCCAGTACCATAGGGCTTGCGACGATCCTCGGCGCTCCCAAGGCCTTGGGCGGCCGCATTTTCGGCCCTGGCGGCGACACGGCGGATAACATCCTCACTCCGTCTTCGCGCGACGAGTATATGATCCGGGCGTCGTCGGCGCGCGCGATCGGATATGACGTCCTTGATCACATGAACCAAACTGGCGCGCTGCCGAGCTTCGGCGGCCCCGTGAATGGCCGGGCCTCGGCGCCGGGCGGGGCCTACGGAGGCATCTCTCCCCGCGACATCGAGCGGCTTGAGGCAGCAATCCATGCCTCGCGGTCTGACGTTTCGGTCTATGCCGGCCTCGACCCCTCGGAGATCATGCAGCGCGCTTTCGGGGCGCCCGCGGGGAAACGAGCATTCCTCGCGCACCTCTCCGCCAATTCGGCCGCCATCAACGCTTCCCTTGGCCGCAAAGGCTGACTTTCAAGTCGGCGCCAACGCGGCTATATCCGCGCCAAGCTGCGGGCCGGTTCGGCCGTACAACTCAGGGCTCGCCTTTCGGGGTTGACTGCATTGAGTACCGCAGTCATCCCTTCAGCGATCGCGGAGCGCCTGCTCCAGCAATTGCCTGATCGCCGCTGGCCTCGATGGCCGCGGCTCCGGCTGCTTCGCGATCCAGTGGTCCAGCTTTTGCTCGAGTTCGGGATATAGCCGCAGGCCCATTGCCGGGCGGATGCCGGTCGCCGGCCGTCCCCTCCCTCTTTTTTCGCTATCGCCTATTGCGCGGGCCATGGTTAACGGCTATCGGAAAAAGCGAGCCGAGGCAAGGCGGCAACCTTGCTCCCGGCTCTGACCAGCACCGTCCTAAGGAGACGATCATGGCTTCGAACGTACTACAGTTCCCGCCGCAGCCTGCCAACGAGAACCCTGGTGACGCGCCTCCCTTTGACCCCGCCGATGCCGCCCACGTGCGCGCGTGGCGCACGCTCTGGCTGCTTGCAAACGAAGAGCTCCGCCAACGCATGATCGGGAGGCGGTGATGACCGCGGAGCCGAAACCCGCAACTTCTCGCAATCTCGAAGATAACGGTCACGAACAGGGATCTGCGAGCGTTTGCTCGACTGCCGAACAGGCGCGGGCGGGCCTCAGCAGGAGACAAATCGTGGCTACATTGGCAACAGCAGCATCGCTTCCGGCCGTCGCGATGGTTCCGACGGGAGCCTTCGCGACGGGGGCGCCGGCAGCACTCAGCAGCTGGCATCGACTATTGGCGGCTTGGCAGACCTGCCACTCCGAAGCGGAGACCGCCTCGCGCGTGTGTGACAAGATCGGAGAGGACTACGAGGCTGCCGTAAAAAAGGTGCCTCACATCACGATCGGTTACGACTGCGCCAACAAACCGATAACCACAGCTTGCGCGGTGATGCTCGCCGATGCTCGGCGGACGGTCTCAGGCGTGAGGTACCTCGAGAATTATCCCGGCAATTACGAGCGCCACCGGAGTGCGCAGAAGCTGCTAGACGCTCAGGAGCGACGTTTCGCAGACATGAAGCGGATCGATACTCGCCTCGGCTACTCAGCGGCAGCGACAGCGTGCGATGATGCTTGGGAGCGGGAAGGCGAGGCGAAGCGGCGATTGATGGACATGCCGGCGCCTAATCGCGCAGCGGCGCTTTGGAAGCTCGAGGAACTGTTCGGGCCAAAGCAGCTCGAGGACGAGGGTGGCGGCATTCCACCTTGGACCGCTGACTATACTGCGCAGTTCTTCGATGACGTCAGGCGCTTCCTAGCGAACTGATCTCGCGAGCCCGCCGGAGTGCGACCGGCGGGCTCTCTTGTCAGTTCGCTACGGAGTTTGGGGCGGATTCCCGCCAGGCGAAGAGGTGACCTGCAGTTGCGGCTGCGAATGACCCGGATGGCTTGCGCGGCGCGTGTCGAGGCGGAGCGTCACCATTTCGAGAGTTGGGACAATAAAGTCTCTCGCGTCAAGCACATCTGGTTAATGAATGCCCGTACTTTTTCCGTACAACCGCCGCACTGCATCGGCTAAGTCATTGAAAAGGCTGGTGGAGCTGAGGGGAATCGAACCCCTGACCTCTGCAGTGCGATTGCAGCGCTCTCCCATCTGAGCTACAGCCCCGCGCCTCCAGCTGGCCCCGGAACGCGACGTGATCGCCCGCCGGGAGAGCGGCTCCTAGCCGCGATTTCTTGCCCGTGCAATCGCCTGTCCCGCAGCCGTTTCGGCCCGTCGCTTTGTCGGGCTCGACCGGAGGCCGGGGAGGAACAGCCTCAGCGCGCCAGTCGTTTTCCCCAGTGCATCGACCGGACCGGAATCCGGCAGCTTCAGTGCATTGGAGGACCAAATGGCATACGACCGCTATGATACGCGCGACGACCAGCCGCGATGGCGCGACCGTGACGATGGGCCGCGCTCCCCGGGCCGCGGCGACAACCGCGGTTTCTTCGAGCGCGCCGGCGACGAGATCGCCTCGTGGTTTGGCGACGACCGCGACCGCGACCATCATCGCTCGAGCCGCGACGATCGCCCGTGGCGTGGGCGTGACGAGCACGGCTGGGACCGCGATCGCGAGCGGAGCCAGCATCGCGACCACGATCGCGGTTATGGCCGTGATGCGCAGCGCGACCGCTCGGACCGTGAGGAAAGCTATCGCGGCACCGCCTGGCCGTCGAGCGAGCGCGATTATGACCCGTCGTGGCGGAACGAACTCCGCGGCGGCCAGGACGCGGGCGAGCGCAATCGCGACCGCGGCGGCTATCGTCCGATGACGGGCGACTATGGCCGTTCCGAACGCGCGCCCGGCACAGCCGCGGCCGGCGGCTTCGCGGCCGGCGAATGGGATCGCAACCGGGGCTCCGGCAACCGTAGCGAATGGGCCAGCGATCCCTATCGCAGCAGCAGCCGCGCCGGCTCGCGTGACCAGTCGGACCGAAGCCAGGACTTCGATCCGCACTACCGGTCATGGCGCGACCAGCACATGAGCAGTCTCGACCGCGACTATGACGATTACCGGCGCGAGAACCAGTCGAAGTTCGACAACGACTTCTCGAGCTGGCGTGACCGACGCACGCACAAGCGCGGCCTGCTCGGCCAGATCCGCGAGCATATGGAGGTCGTCGGCAGCGATGACCAGCATGTCGGCAAGGTCGACAAGACCGCCGGCGACCGGATCATCCTCGCCAAGTCGGATCCCGACAGCGGCGGCGTCCATCATTCGCTGAGCTGCGCGCACATCGACCGTGTCGAGGGCGATCGCGTGATCCTCGATCGATCGGCCGATCAGGCCCGCAAGGAGTGGCGCGACGAGAGCCGCAGCCGGGCCCTGTTCGAGCGCGAAGACTCTGGCGAGATGGGAAGCCACACACTGAATCGCAGCTTCGAGGGCACCTACCGGTAACCTCGAACCGGTTGCCTCCCAACCGCGGGAGGCTGGGGTCCGGTCGCAAGGCCGGACCAAGACCAGGCCCGGCCGTGTCCTCCCCTGCACGGCCGGGCCTTTCCTGTGCACCGTCGGCGTCGCCGCGCAATTCAGGCTGTCCTACAGGCGACCTTCCGTGCCTTAAGACTAGGGATGCGCTATCCGGTGATCATCCGCTCTGCGTCGAACCTCACGCTGCACGCATGCTTTCCGCGCGCCCGGCACCACGCGCGCGTGATTGGCATTACCTTTGTGACTTTCCGCGTCACCGCCGCTGCGGCGGTCAGAAGGTGCAGGCGTCCATGTTGGCGCTTTCATATCCGCGCCGGAGCGCTTCCATCCGCTGCGCCGAGCTGCCGTGAGTGAAGCTGTCGGGGACGACCGTGCCCTGGGCCTGCCTTTGCAGCGTGTCGTCGCCGATCGCCTGCGCAGCCTTCAGGCCCTCCTCGAGGTCTCCGGCCTCCATGATCGGCTGGCCTTGCGGGTCGCGGGCATTCGCCGCCCACACGCCGGCGTAGCAGTCCGCCTGAAGCTCGACCTTGACCTGGGTCGCGTTGCCCGCGGTCTCGCTTTCGCGGGCCTGCAGGTCGTGCGCCTGGCCGAGCGTGCCGGTGAGGTCCTGGACGTGATGGCCGACCTCGTGCGCGACGACATAGGCTTCCGGGAAATCGCCGGGCGCCTGGAAGCGCTGCGACAGCTCCTGGAAGAACTCGGTGTCGAGGTAGATGCTGTTGTCATTCGGGCAGTAGAAGGGTCCCATCGCGGTCTGGGCGGCGCCGCAGGCCGACTGCTGGTCTCCTTCGGAATAGAAGTGCAGCTTCGTGGGCGTGTAGCGGATGCCCTTGGGCTGAAGCAGCTTCGCCCACGTATCCTCGGTCGAGGCGAGAACCTGAAGCGTGAAATGCCTGGTGTTGGGATCGACACTGCCCTGGCTCTGCGAGGAGGTGACCTGCGACTGCGGACCGACACTTGGGTTGCCGCCGCCGCCAAGGCCGCCGAGCGAGCTCAGCAGGAAATAGCCGACGAGAAGGACCACGACGCCGCCGATGCCGAAGCGGCTGGCGACCAGCGGCAGCAGGCAGCCAAGGCCGCCGCCACCGAACCCGCCGCCGCCGAAGCCGCCGCCGCTGCCGCGGCCGTCGTCGACCCAGTTGCTGCTTTCCCGTTCGTCGCCGAGCCTCATCATGCCCTCCAGTTCGGAGGCGTAATGCTTGAACTTCTGCCACGGTTGCAAACGGCCGGTGGCCGGCGCTAGCGGCAGAGCGGGTTCGAGGAGTCACACATGCAGTTGCAGGGCAAGGTCGCGCTGGTCACCGGGTCGACGTCGGGGATCGGCCTCGCCATTGCCAGGGCTCTTGCCGGCGAGGGCGCGAAGCTGATGATCAATGGTTTCGGCGATCCTGCCGACATCGATCGCGAGTGCAGCGCTCTCGGCGCGATCCATGACGGCGCCGACATGTCCGATCCGGCCGCGATCGAGCGAATGATGCGCCGCTGCGCCGACGAGCTCGGCGGGCCCGACATCCTCGTCAACAATGCCGGCATCCAGCACGTG